CGTTGAGCGATTAGGTTAGCTGCACGATTGATTAGAACAGCTAGAGCAGCATGTTCGTCACCAACGAATGTAGCTGTACCGCTAACGGTAGCTTGATTAAATGTAAACTCTGTTGCAGCTAGAGTACGTAGTGAACCAAGAATTTCTTGGTCAATCTCTACAGTGATCTCTTGTGCTAGAGCTGCCATGATTTCTGCTTCAACATCTAAACCATGCATAGCTTGTGCGTCTTGAGCTGCTTCAAAAGTCCAGCGAGCTGATAACTTACGAGTCTTAGCTTCGACCACTTGCTTTAAGATTTGAACGTTGATTCTGTTACCTGGACGGCCTTCTAATGTTGCTGTGTTATCAGCTTTAGAAGTTGTGCTGTTACCAGAGTAAGCAGTTGCAATACGGAATGGGCTCAGTGCCTCATCGCCAGCTGTTGCACCATCAGCAGTTGTAGTTGCGCTAACTGTGTCAGCATAACGTACACGTAGTGTATGGATTTGTGCAACTGGACCAGTCATTGGCTGAACACCAACGATTTCGTTTGCAATAACTGTTGGCATAACACGACGGATAACAGGTAGAATTACACGGTTTAGTGTAGCTACGTTACCAGCTTGTGTTGCACCTGCTGTTGCATTTTCAGTTAAGTGTCTACGAGTGTTTTCTAAGATTACACCCATTGTGGTTCTTTTTGAACCTTGTAAGCCTTCGAGCAGAGCGTCTTTAGTTTCGCCCCAACGGCTTTCTAGTAGTGCTTGTGTCATTTCTTCTTTTTCCTTTAAGGGTTAGTTACTTATTTTAGCCCTGCTAAACGCTTTAGTTCAACTACGTTAGTGTCGGCTTGTTGTACCACTGCGTTTTTCTTAGCAGATTTATCTCCGGTTACTTCTTTAACAGACTCAGTTAGGGCAACCTTTTGAGTTGCTGGTTTAACTGCACTGTTGTTCAAAACAGCTGGAAGATACTTATCAAATGCGGACTGTAACTTTGGGGTCTGCACTGATTCGAGAAGTTCACCCATAATAGCGGCCTTCTCTGTATTCAAAGTCTTCAACAGTTTGCCCATTACTTCTTTGCGCTCTGCTGATTCCTTAATAATACGGATCTCTTTTTCTTTGCTCTCTACGATTACTGAAGCCTTCTGAACCACTTGAGTTGCCTCTTGTAGTTTGCGATTCTTTTCTGTAATCATAGCTTGCAGTTTACGAATCTCTTTGTTCTCATTTAAGTGAGTTACAGCAAATTCGCTTGCAAAAGCTTCAAACAGACGACGACCAAACATGTTCTCACGAGCCATGTGGATGTCTTCTTTCAATTGTGTTAATTCTGTCTCTAGATTCTTAGCAACTGCTTCTTTAACAAGTTGTGAGCTACGAGCAACAAATTGTTGTTGTAGTTCGCCTAGCTTTTGTTTTGCACCAGCGATTAACTTAACCTTGGTCTCAACAACTGCTTGCTTGTCTTGCTCAAACTCTTTAATTTCTTCTGCTAGTGCTTTGATAACAAACTTTTCCAGTTTGCCAATGCTGTTCTCGTAAACTTTACGATCGTTGCGTAGTTCTTTGATTTCTTCTGCTAGTTTACCTACCATGAAATCATTAAACTTCTTTGCACCTTCGGTCATGTGAACTTTGAACTTCACACGATCTTCGGCAAGAGCTTGTTTCTCTTGTGCAAACTCAGCTAGCTCTGCAGTTAGAGATTCAGTTACCATTTTGTCTAGAGCTTCAACCATTACTGTCTTGTCATGTTGATAGCGTCCAGCGAATTCTTCACGTAGCTCTGCACGTACTTGTTCACGTGCTTCGTTCAGCTTGGTTTCCCACGCTTCACTAATAGCTAGGCGAGTGTCTTCGTTAATGATGCCACTGTCTAACAATGGTTTTAATGCATCTAGTGTCATTACTACTCTCCTATAGTTTTAAATCTTTGATTAGGCGCACCACTTCCTCTTTCAGGTACTTTTGTACTCGTTGATCAGTGCCGGCGTCACGTACATTGTCTAAAATACGATGTCCATGACGCATGTTCATTAAGCCTTCATATATGGCTTTTGGATATGCATGGGGTGCTGATGGTTGTGCTACAATGTCTACTGTGATAATTTCAAAGTCACTAACGTGGCCGTTTCCTTCGTTAACGTTACCGCTTCCACGGCTGCTAACGCCAAGTTTTACTCCACTAGTGATCATAGATTCGACCAGTTTGCCCATTGGTGTTGGTAATATTTTTAACTTACCAAATCCTGCTGGACCGTCCATCCACATTTTCTCAATCATGTGACTCACACGATCAAGATTGATTTTTAAGTCATCTGGATGATCAACTTCGCCTAGTACACTATTTCCATCGGAAATTTGTTCATTGATAGTAGTCACGGCTTTTTCAATTTCGTGAACGGGATAAACACGTTGGTTAGCGTTTTTGACGCCGCCCTCAATGAATATCCCTTTCATATAGAGATTCTTTCCATTCCCGTTTGCTGCATCTTCGGATAACACCTCAATGCCAGCACGGTCAAATGTCAAGTTCTCACGTAGGTACAAAGCCATTTTTATTGTGCCCTATTAGTTTCCACCTTCGATACTGCTCTTGTTAACGCCACCTTCTTCACCGGTCTTGGCTTTGGCCTTTGTACCGTAGAAGTCTTGTGCGCCTTTGTTACCACCAACTTTGTTTACATTACGTGTTGCAACTGGGATTTCTCCGCCTTGCTTTAGTAATCCACCTGTTTTGTTAGGAGGTGTACCTTTTGGATCAGCTTCTGCTCCGCCTTTAGCGATGTTGGCAGTTGTGCCGCCCATGTCGTTCTTCATGTTGTCAGTGATGCTGGTTTTGTTTACAGCTACGCTGCCGCCTGTACCAACTTCGTGACCTTCAGAGTTTGCTGGAGCTGTAACTTTTTCTACGTATTCGCGCATTAGTTCAATGTCGCTTTTACGATAGTTGTTACGTGATTCTTCCATGGACTCTTCTTCTTCCTCTTCTTCTTCTTCTTCGGCTTCCATCATTTTCATGTCATCTTCGTCGTCCATGGACTCTTCGTCTCCGCCCATGTCGTCCATGTCCATATCACTGCCCATGTCGCTGTCCATGTCGTCGCCTTCGTCGCCCATTAGCTGTTCAAACTCGGCTTTTAGTGCGTCTAGTTCTGTTTCTAGATCCATAACACGATCTTCGATGTCGCCATCGCCAGCCATGTCGTCACCGCCCATGTCCATGTCCATGTCCATGTCGTCGTCACCGCTGATTGGCTCTTCGCCGTCCATCATTTCCATTTCTTCATCTTCAGCCATGCCTGTTTCGTCCATGGTGATTTCGTCCATCATTTCTTCTTGTGGCGCACCACCGAAGCTTTCATCGTACTGCTCTTCTTCCATGATGGATTCATAGATGTCACGAGATTTTTCTACAACGATTTCGTGGAATAAAGCACGAGCTTTAGCGTCGTCATCGTTGATAATATATTCAATTAGCTTTTCATACTTGTTCATAGGAACTCCTTTAAATAATTGGCTTTGTAATAGTTATTTACATAACTACGTATATTTCTGCTTTAAATGGGTGTTTTTTGAAGGATTTTGTAATATTATTATAATATTACATCGGAGGAGCACCACCTGCATCAGCAGCAGGCGCTTTGTACTGATCTTGAAGTGATTTGATTTCTTCTTCTTTTTCAAATTTACGTATGTCTGTAGCCATTCTTAACTTGTTCAAATGCCCAAGAGTGAGTCTAGTTTTACGTAAATCTCGCAACTTCATCACGGATTGATCATCTCGTTCAGAATGATATAGTTCAGGCAATGGCTCGTATAACTCAGTTATAAACATATTGTATTTAATCCATTTGCCTAAATTACATTGCCGGGGCTGCTGCCATTGCTGGTGCTGCTGGTGTTCCGGCTGCTGCTCCAGCTGTTTCTGGTGCTCCTGCTCCGCCTTCGGCTGCTGCAGCTTCATCGCCTGTGGGCATCTCTACACTCTCTAAGTCGCCAGCAATACCGCCTGGAGTGATACCTACACTACGTAGATTTGCTTGTTCTGCAGCAGCAGCTTCTGTTTTGCCCTGCTCTTCTTGCCACATGATTTCGTTTTCTTTCAGTTCCATTTCGCTCATGCCCAAGTAACGCTTCATCAAGAAACGTTTGCTCATGTACGGGAAAGGCTCCAGCTGTGTGAATGTGGCAATACGTGCTGCATCAATTTCGGCTTGACGATACTGTGCAAAGTTCTGTGGTTCTTCAAACTCTAAATCAAACAATTGGCTGTCAATATTGATACCGCGCCAACGCATAAACAGTTTGAATTCTGAATTTAATTTGGTAACAACCATGCGCTGTAAACGTTTACAGTATTGATTAAAGCGCCATTCTTGTATTAAGGCTGTGCCTACTTTACCGTCGCCTACTGCTTGTGTACCGTCATCAATACCTGTAGGCAAATACGACGCCGGAATACGCAATCCGCGGAACAATTTGTTGGTAAAGAAGCGTAAATCCGTGATTTCGCCTAGGTTTTGACCACCAGGCAGTGTCTCTACACTACTACCACGATTGTCAGCGCCTACCGGAAAAAAGTAATCTTCGTTAGTGCTTAGTGGATTATAAGTGGCATCCATCATGTTGGCACCGCCACCGGTTTGTGTAGGGATACGACGCTGCCAAATTTCATTCTTGATACGTTCCACAAACGCCATGGCCATGTGTGTGGGCATGTTGCCTGTGTCAATTTTAAATATTCTACGCTCTGGTGCACGTTGCACACGGTAGATAATGATAGCATCTTCCAGCAGTTCTTTTTGCTTGAACACTTTGAATACGTTTTCTAGTACGCTGTTACCAAATGGCCAGTACACGTCCAGGCCTTCTGTTAGACTTAGATGCACTATGTGTTCGGCATTGACCACTGCTTCGTTTTGTGCATGGGCAAATCTACTACCGCCTGCAAATGGTGATGCAGGTTGCACATAGCTACCACTGGGACCGCCAGTTTGTGGATGGTTAACAAAGGTATCTGTTGCTGCTACTGCAGTCACAGTCAAGTTTTCAAAGTTGGGATTGATGTCTTTAAGAATGTACTGCTCGGGCTTTTTGCCTTCAGCTTCGTTAACAATAACTTTGGTAACCTTGCTCATCTCGCTCCAGAACAGTTTGAATGTTTCTGGATCACGGATAAACACTTGGTCACCGTATTTTAATACATTACGCACAATCTTGAAAATGCGCTCGTTAAGTTCATTTA